GCACTGCCTCGTCCAACCAGGCATAGTGTAGAACTTCTTCGAAGAAGAAGAAAGGAAATAGGTAGGGTTGGTCCTAACGGGCCCAACCCACCTACTAACTGGCTACACCAGCCTGTCCGGAGAGAATTCCCCCCACCAGCGAGTATTACTCGCGAAACCAGTCACTTGGTGACTGGATCCAACGGCGTTTAAGTGTAACTGCGCCGTGCAGTGCAGATCGCTCTAGGTGAAGAGGATCTTTTACCAGCCACTCATCTGAAATAGATGAATTACTGGGAAGACCCAACTTCCTTAGAATATCCTGCTTAGCATTACTAACCTCTTTTGGAGGATCAGTAAGGGACGCAAGACTCTTACCGAGAGCAGCGTAACCATCCAGCTTATCAGTGCGATAAACTGGTGAAGCGATCCAGTGCTTTTCTTCAAAACACTGAAGATCGGCATTCCACCTTCTCGGTGGTTTGCCGTGCCATAAATGATTACGACCAAGTCCAGCGCTCGTCAGGGACACTGTAGGCAAAGGCCCCAGTATCTCCTCAACTTTAGAGAAGAGGAATAGTGCTGTTCGCCAATAGCCTGCGCTTGCAAACTGATTAGCGGTGGCAACACACGAGACGATTTCACTAGCTTGCTGCCTGTTCTTCGGAATAAGTTTTCTGAGGTACACCGGAGTTACCGGATACCCCATAAACGCATCCGTACCACAAGACTCTCGAAACCTTCCGGTCAAGAAAGTCTTAGAAGTGTTCACCTTGCAGTTGTACTTCGCAAGATGATCAAGGACAGTAGTCGCTACGTCAACGGGAACAACGATATCGTCCCCATAAACGTAAATACCTCGAGAAACTTTAAAAATGTTCTCAAAGGTTACAGGGAGGCCATGAAACCGTAAAGAAGCCACTACACAGATAGTGTAGAAGTACATGGCTTCGATCGGAAAACATAACGCGCTACCCATTGAAGCAAACTTCTTCAGCGGAGAGACAACTCTACCGTCTGGAAGTAATGCTCCAGTCGAACGACTAGCTTCGATAGCCCCCAAAAGATCAGGAGACGCCCGAAACATGACCATAGCAAGATCATGCGGAACGCGATCACTTGCATCTGATAAGTCTATCGTTGCTAATAGACCGTCACTCGACGATGACATCGCTAAGCTCTGGTTAATACTCTGATCAGTGAAATTCACATGACCAGAAGTAAGCCAGTATGACTCGATAGCATCGTATAAGACGCCTCGAATCCCCTGTTGTGCATATTGCATACAAGCGGGCTCGATTGCGATGACTCTTGGGCTCTTGAGGGTTTTGGGAACAAGGGTAACCCTTACGGGAAACTCATGCTCCAAAGTTACGATCGATACTAAATCGAACTCCGTCTCAAAGCGAGCATCTACCATGTTGGTTAATCCAACAGGATAGGCGCCCCCTAAGAGAGGGAAGAAAGGTTCAAGACGATCGAACCAATACCTCCAAACAAACTTCTGATTTCCAGAAATACGTTCGGCGGTAGCGCCGGGACCGTGTTTTGGAGATAACATATCGAGGCATAAATTGCCCACGAGATTATCCCATAGCACAGAAGAGACGCTTGTGAATACAAGCTCATCCTCTCTCGGCAACGTGAACACCTCAAAGGAGCGTTCAACTTCGACGTAGTTGTCCAGCGCGGCGTGTTCCCTTTCGGGGGTACACGGTAGCTCAAGTTTTTTTGCAGATGAGACAAATTTGTCTGACACCTGCCACAAGAGCAGCGAACCGAGCTGGATTACTAGAATTTTTAACATCTAAAATTCTCCCTGTCTCGCGGTCAAAGATCTGACTAAGCATTCCTTGCAAAAATGCAGGGTATGCTAATTTCTTCTGATTCCTAGCTTTTTTAAAGTTTCGGAAGAGAGATGAGTCAATAAAACCCTGTTCTAGACTTCTTTCGAAGTCCTTACAGAACTGGGGTAGGAGAATTGTCAAAAATGACAGTCCTTCTTCTTTGACCCGTGATCTGATAGTACATAGATCACGTAAATCCGAGAAATCAGCGACACACTTGCTCGCCACATCTGAAAAGATGCATTCGAGCGTACTAAGGTAGTCACTTGGACATAAGTCCTCGTTGCTTTTCATGCGACCTCCAGAAACTGAAGGACAGCATCAAGCCACGGGGCTCTCCTACCGGTCAAGCCGGACAGTTCTTACTTACAGTTCAAAAGATCTAGGACTCTTGTCCAAAGATCTTGGTAATATTACCAGAGCTGAGAAACGCGAAAAGCGCAGCTGCATTCTGTCCCATCTGAACGTCGGTGAAACCGAATTCAGGGTGGTCAAAGACCACCTGTATGGGGAGGGTATCGTAGTCATTAGTCGAATCCAAAGGATTCGTGACTACGGCCTTCTGCGTAAATCGTACAAGACTACGGACGCGGTTTTTACCGTCTTTCCGAGACGACTGATGGGATATTTCTAAACGAAACAAACCATCTGCCGTCTGATACGTGGACGAAGTCCCCGTACTAGAAATTCTTGCCATCGATTTCGCAATAGAGTTCACAGTAAAAACTGTTGGATCAGGAAAAGCCATGTGGTTGACCTCCAATAGTAATTGAGGAGTTAAACCACGTGCAGGACGAAGGTTTCCAAAGTCCTCCATCCACGCTAGGCACGTAGTGATTATTACCCAAAGTTTGACCGGGTAATACCGATCGCACCAAGGATTGCCCATTGCTTTGGGGTCAATTGATCCCATCGCAGATCAAAACCAAAAGGACTATCCGCCTCCACCCTTTGTTTTGTGGAGAGAGAGCGTTCCCAACTAAGGGATTGCCACCCCTCCCAGGTGGATAGCATGTGGGTAGAAATTATCCTACGAGAGGACCTACCCATCAGATATAGATACCGACACGGAACCTTGTCAAAGAACTGGTCGTTAATGATGTCGATATTTCTACCGACACTAACAAACCAATCCACAAGCCAGGTCCATGGCGTAATCCTCCAGACAAAAGACGGGTTGATGTGTGCACCGTAGATTCGAAGGAGTCTACCAATGCTAGTTACCTGACTCGAAAAAGTCAGCAGACTATCATCAAACTCGGGGATATAGACCTTATAGGAACCTTTTGCCCACACGTCGAGCTCAAAGCTCTGCGTGATGTCGCAGAATCCCTTACAGTCAATCCCATCAACAGAGACGGTCTTCATCACGGACTCTTGACGGAAACCCCAGGGTTGAACCCTAGGACCGTAAGTACGTGATCCGACTTTACCCTGCGTGATAACTTTGTCTATAGACGCACGGCGTCCTTCCCAATTTCCGTTGGTCTTAACTAAATGATCAACGTAATCATTAGTTCTCTGATAAGTATCAAAGAACTTGATCAAATCATTGATGAAGGGCACCCAGCCAAAATTATGGTTGAGAAAGTGGTCAGCTGCTGCTTTTGGCAGCATCCGAACACCCGCATCAAACGAATGAATAATTCGTCGGTTGACCTCTAGGTCAGCTCCATGCGGGAGATCTGCTAGGAAGTTGATATTCTCCCACCGATTCTTAAAGAATTGGGCGGAAGTTCTCAACATACCAGGCAGGTCACGCAGCTCATAGAAAAACTGAGCTGCAGACGCTCTTTCAACTTTCGGCCTAGTAAGATCATAGGCCTTCTGGCTATATTGACTCAAAGAAGGAAACAAGCCAACGTCAAAAGGAGTGATGGGCCCTGTATCTCTAAAAGAATTATAAAGATAAGGGGTAGTATCCATCACTGAATTGTCGGGCAGAAAACTCTGCTCAACTTCCCACCAGGTTCCCGAAGGGAAACCTTGGGTGACTTTGTACTTGTTCGGACCCTTCTCCGACGAAGTCGGCAGCGTTACTTTTACATTTGCGAACGGACCTCCCATAGAGTCGGATTGATCGAGCATAGCCCGATCTTTCTTACTCCCCCTGACGAATTTAGGATGAAGTTCATCCCAAGTTCGCTCAGAAGTATAGGAGTCTTTGGGCGTACCAGTAAGACGTAAGTCTTCCTTGAAGATAACTTTGGACTTCGAGTATTCTCGATATTCCCCAAGTTTGTCTCCAGCCTTATGCTTTACTCCTTTCACGTTTCCGTAAAAGGATCGAGCTGTAGGCGGTACACGTTCGCGGTAACGTCGATAAGCCATTAGAAGAAAATCTCCTTAGGTTTTGATAAGTGTCCATCGCTGAACACTCAGACTCCCG